TTAACACCTAATGGCGCTTCCATTTCACCGAGACCTTGAAGCCTCATGAAAGATTTATCGTCGCTTCTTGGATTTTCCTTAAAGTACGCTCTAGCTTTTTCTCTTAAATCCTTTTTTTCGTTAGGAGTAAGTCCGATAAAAATCTCTGGTGGAGCTTGATTTATTTTCCGTATTTCCTCGCTTATGTCAGCTTGGGATATACGTAATATAGATAATGTTTTAGGGTCTAAACCTGTTTCTTTTTTTAGTAACTGAGCTACCATTTCTCTAAAACCTTTCCTCGGGTTATCATAACTCATTACAGTTGTCGCTAATTCTTCCGGATCTATATTGGCTTCTGTTAATCCACCGTTGATGTTTAGCGCTCTGAAGCCATCTAATAGATAAGTGTAAGCTGTTCCGTCTTTTGGTGGGCTTTCCCCATTATCATTATGTCTTTTAAGTATTTTAAAGAAAGTTCCGACAGGACCGGAAAATTGACCTCTTAACTCCGCATCTGTAAAATCACTGTCTTGCTCGGCTTGCCTTATCTTGCTAATTTTTCCTCTAGCTAACGCCATTTGTAAACGAGCTTCCATGCTACCAAAAGCCGGTTTCCCGTTTATCGTTAGGCTTTTAGCTTGCCTAATCATTCCACTAGCAATATCTGGATCGGTAGCCATAGCTAATTCTAAACCTTTTATAAAAGTAGAATTAAACAAAGAATTTATTTCTTGTCCCGAGTAACCTTCTTGAGCATAAAGTTTTTGTACACGAGAAAAGTAACCTTTAAGACTCTCCTCACTTTCTCCTAGAACAACACCGGCAAAGTCGTTCATCCTTTGTTCTTGGTTAGCCGCTCTCATGTAAGCTAACTGCTTCTTCTCGTATCCACTTGTTGCTGCTGTAATTAAACGTGAAGATAACTCGCTACCTAAAAGGTTTTTAACACGAGTTCCAAAAGTGTTACCTTCAAAGTATTTATTAATATTTTTATCAAGCGCGTTTACTTCGTTTTGTACATACTCTTGGACTTGTTCTATCGGCACAGAGTTTTTTATAAAGATGTCCATTTGAGAGTCTATCTTGTTTTGCAAGTCTGCGTATCGTTGTACACCTGTCGTATCGAACCACCTCTTAGCGGCTATCTGATGAAACGCTTTTTGGAAACCTAGCTTACCTAAAGCCCCACCGGTTGGTGCCGGAATCTTGCCTTCGATAATATCGTTTATTTCGTCACTAGAAAGTTGTTCAGCAGCTTCTTTACCGAGCCTCATGTTGATGTTACTCGTTTGCCCTATAAGGTTTCCAAACTGCGATAAGGATCTAGACAATCTTAGAAAATCGTTATCTTTTAAAACGGTAGGAACGGATACTTGGTTAGTACCGCCTACTGCTTGTATCGAAGGTGTCGCTGATACCTTTCCTAAGTTTAAATTAACTGGTGTTCTTTTTGCCATGTTTTTGTTTTATTATTCAAATAGTCCGGAATCTTGTATTATTCCGAAGGTACTTAATCCTGATTGTAAACCACTTGTTAAAGAACCGAGGTAATCAGGTTGTTGTATTGGTTGGTTTATTCTAAGCATGTTACGACTGAAACCTATACCGGCTTCACTAAGAGCCATTTGCCTGTTTACGTCTGTTAACCTTGCTTGTTGTTGTACTGAAAATTCGTATTCCGCTTGTTGTCTTGATAGATCACCAAGCAAAGCATCTACACTTAAACCGCTAATTCCCGATTCCCCTGCTGAAGTTATAGCAGTTGCTCGGGCTTCCATAGCTCTCCTAGAGGACTCTTCCAAGTTTTGTGATCTAGCTATTGCCTCCTGTTGTTGTTGAGTTCTCATAGCAGAAACTTCGGCAAAGTAACGTTCTCGTTCTTGTCTTGAAGCTATTGCTTGAGCTTCACGTTGTGCGCTTGCTTGTTGGTTTTGTCCTATAAGCGTCGCTGTTGTTCCTGCTCCTGCGATTATTGAAGATGCTATTAACGGACTACACATGTTTTTTGTCTATTATATTGTGATTGATTAAAATGAATTGATAAAAAGGTTCCCCTTTTATTGTTAATTTTTGATTAAAACTTGCCCCTAACCATCCGAGCCATCGGATAGCAGGGCGGTTATAACAATGAACAACGTTACCGGCTGATCCTCCGGTAATTTTTAATAGTTCGCTTATCCATGTCTTTGAATGTTTTATTAAATCTTTTCTTGCTACTTTAGAAAACTCAGGAGTACCAAGCATCCATATATAAGGTAACTCTTCATTTTCACCTACACCGAACATAGATAAAGGTTTTTTATTTTTATCTACAACTGTCATAGTTGCTAAATCATGTTCAAAAGCTGACATTAATGCTTCTATAGGTTTCCTTCCTAAAGCCATGCACTCAATCTTATCGATCTCTCTTAGTTTATTTGATAAATATTCCGCGTGATCCGGATGTGCATCAATAACGTCTATGTTATTATACCTAATTATTGTACGATCAAACACGCCGACTTCTAGAATGAATAAAGGATTCAAACTCGGCTGATTGAAAATTAGCAGGTAAAGCTGAATCATTTATAATTTTTATTTCTGTGTCTTTAGCTGAAGACATTATAGGAAATGCAAAAGAACCGGATTCTATAGGTAGAGTGCCTATAGTTGATGCTCCGATTATTGTACTACTAAAAATGTTTTTGTAAGTCTTCCTAGCTTTAGGTGTCACCTCTACTCGAAATGATGAACTATCGTCAAAGAATAAAGTACCACCTTTAAGAAAGTGTCTTTGATAACCCGACGGGCTTTTATTCCTATTTGCTCGTTGTTTAAAAAGTTGCTCAGAAAAGGTATAACTCATCTCGTATTTTATACCAACCCATACATGCGTTAAAATTTGATTAGGGATCGATAAAACGTTGCCGTTTAGTGTTGATGGTAATATTGCTCCTGCTTTAGTGTTTCCGGCTTCTCTTGTGTAGACTTGAATTACGTCGTTACTTTCCGGTGTAAAAGGTAAAGTAATTTGACCTGTGTTCACGTTTACAGTTTCGGCAATCCTCATATCCAAGTAAGTATTAAAATCAGTATCTTCATCAACAAGTTTTTCTTCCATAGGCATTTTGAGCAATTCAGTTTTTCCGTTTTTAGAAACCACTAAAAATAAATCGCTATCAATAAATTCCATGCCGCGTATCTTGAAAGGAAACACAAACTTACTCCAACTAGAAAGTATTTTTTCATTACCTTCCCAGTAATATTTATAAACGTACATGTTTCTCGTTTCATCAGATGTTTTATTACTTACTAAACAGATCAAATTTTCCGCTGTAGACCCTGCCATATCTAAAATATTGGATGGTATGTATTGAGGTACATGCGCTGTTATTTCAGCAGAATCGTAGTTATCTGTACTAGCGTTTACTGTAAACTCTCTCATACCAGAAAAAGAACCACGAGTGAAAGGAAAATAAAGGTAACTTCCTAGTTCTAGAGGGGTGGTGCTAGTGTCACTTTCATAATTTGTTATCGGTGTTATAGATACAGTTTTAGGTGTTAAAAGTTCACCACCTCGTAATACAAATTGCCCACGTTTTGCAAACAATATTAAGTTCTCTTGAAAACCTACAGCGCTAGATAATTTTGTAACTCGCTTACTAGCGACGTTTACATCAATAGGATCTGAATCTAAAAGTGATCTTACAGTCGTTCTAAAAAAGTTAAAGTATTCACCAACTTCTGACATAATTACACTACCTTCCGAAAGAAATCCCAATCTGTTTTTGAAAAAGAACAAACTAGATATTTTTCTATCTCCTGTTGTGTTTGTTCCACTAAAAAACGAGGGAAACGGGTTAGTGTTTAAGTCTCCTACTTGTTTTTTATTCCAAGTTGCTGCAACCAAATCAAAAGTATTTGGGAGGGTGTTTACCATTGTGTAGGGTAAAGTAGTGTTATCTAATTCTATAAACTCATCAAAGCCTACATCCTCAACCCAACCCCCGTTTGATATTTCTGAAGTGCCTGAGTCAGTTTCGAACTTTACGTAAAAATCATCTTCGTTATCTTCTACGTTTCCTCGTACTTTAACTTTAAAATCATTAGGTGCTATCTTAGGTAAATCAGATATAGAATCTACTTCTTTATAAACTACCCCTAGGGCTGATCCGGATTTACTATCAAAAGCGGATATCTCAAATTCTACATTGTCAGAGGAAGATATCTCGAAAACGTATTGTTGGAAACTTTTAGCACCTATTTCTCCTATTGAAGTTAAATCACCTGATGAGTCTATTACAGCTTTACTAGTAAAATCTCCACCTCTAGCAGAATCTCCTAAAACATTTCCTCTTTTCTCTTGGTTAGTAAGATCAGCATTTGTTTCATTTCCTATTGGCGCTCTAGCTTTATCTACAATATCTATTTCTCCTACAGTTAATCGTGTAGGGTTTAATGCAAGAAAACTACCCCCAAAACTATTAACAACGAATTTTCCTTGTAAGGCTGAGTTTATTGCATCTCTTAAAGACTTAGCGATATAACTCGCGCTTATAGCTTGATTGGTTTCCCCTGCTGTTTGTTGCGGTGTTTTGAAAGAAGCATTGAATTCATAAGTAGATGAACTTAACTGTTCGGTGCCATTATCTACAAACCTGTCACCATCTACAGGTGAACCGCTATCAAGATTATACTCAATTTGTCCTGTGTTGTTTTCTCCTGTGTCTGTTTCGATAGTACCCCCAGAAAGCACTGCGCCACTTGTTAAGGTGCCGCTAGTGTAAAACCTAGCTTTAATCTTTATATTGTACTCAGTTGAATAGTCACCTTTCTTAACAAATACGAGTGCTTTATTAGTAGTGGGTGAGGAAGTAATAGCAGGGCTTTTGCTTGTTCCTCCTTTTCTATTAATGGTTTTACTGGTGTTAAGTATGAAAGTTGTATCGCCCACTGTAAGAGCTTTTAGAACATCTTTAGGTTTAGTACCTGAAGGAATAAATAAATAATCATTTGAATTATTAAAAGTGCTGCTACCATTTCCTTGTCCATTCCAATTTATTATAGAATCAGAAGATGTAGGCGGATTGATAATATCGTAAACTCTTACGGTTGTTGTATTAGGTGTTAATGTGTTATCAATTACTAACACGTACTTTTCGTTATCATCTCTGTTTATAAAATGAACAAAAGCACCATCATCTAATTCTTTGTCGTTTATTAAATTTCTTAAATATCTAGTATTCGGGCGTTTTTTTAAACCATCAGCAACAGAAGACAAGGCGTTTATTTGTTCAGCACATTGACCGTCAAACCTTAAAGTAGCCGGTTGTTGACTAACCCCTTGAACGAGGTTAGGGAGAGAAGTATTAATTAATGCCATTAGTAAGGATTATAGTTTCTGTTAATGCCGATCCTGCGAGCGACATCAAAATTATCAAATATTGTTCTATCGGAATTGTTGTTATCCGAGTTTTCTAAATTAGCTTTTGCAGCAAACTCGTCGCGTATGATAAGTGCTTCAAGGTCTCTCGAACCCACAAGGCGCGCTTGCAATGTCCGAGAGGCTCTTAGTGTTATATATCTTCTAGCTTGTTCTGGTAAATCATCCCAAGCGAGGTACCGGACGATAGTCACTTTTATTTCGTCCGTAAAAATATTTGTGTTATTTTTTCTATCAAATAAGGAACGCCCTCTTTGTACGAGGTCTACGTCCTCAGTACCCTCGTGATCTACTTGAAGTATATTCTCATCAAGTACAATGGTTCCGGTAGCTGCATTACCAATTAAAGAAATATCGGTTTCTGTGTTAAAATGCCACCCTTCGCTTTGAACTTCTTTTGAAGTCTCTTCTAAGATAGTAACAGCGTTTGTTGCTGATACCGGAAGTTCATCGGTGTTATTTATACTGTTAACCGGTGCTTCGCCGATGTAACCAAGCATAACATTACATGCTTCTAGTTGTGTTGTAAGTGTAGCCATAAAATTTATAAAATGTTTGATAAAAAAAAAGAAAAAGGCGAGGGAACCTTAATGATTCCCCCACCCAATTTCTTGTGATGTTTTTGTTGTTTACTAAGTTTTTAATTAAGCAACAACCTTAACGCATGCACCTTGTCTGAGCCAGTTGTGGCCCATTGCATACTTAGCGACAAGGATATTTCCTTGCCTCTGAATATTGTAGTCGGACTCGACAGCGATATCCAATAACTTCACAGTTCCGACGGACTGTTTGTGGCCGCCTACAAAACGAAGACCACTAAGGTCAGCGTTGTAACCATTAGTTGCGGATGCTCCTGCGTCATCGAACGGGTTGTTCTTAGCGGCATCGTCACCGTCGTCCGGACCTGCGTATGAACTTGCTGTCAAATTTACAGCGATATCTCTAACGTGGTTTGACTTGAAGATTTTGATCCCTGCAACCATCGGTACGTTACCTTCAGCAATAGAACCTGCACCACCAAAGTCTTTGTTAAGAGCGATGTTACCTGTAGTATCACTAATGAGTAAGTAGTAAAGCTCTGGCGGTAGAATAGCAAAACGATCACCATCATCAGGAATATCATTTTCATCTAACTTCTGAGCCATTTCTATAATAGCG